GGATGTAGCAGTAACCTCAACAGCTACAGAACTAAACATTCTGGATGGGGTTACAAGTACAACAGCAGAACTTAATATTCTTGACGGGGTAACCAGCACTACAGCGGAACTTAATATTCTTGATGGTGTAACTAGCACAGCCGCTGAACTAAACATTTTGGATGGAGTTACAAGCACTGCTGCTGAACTAAACATATTAGACGGGGTAACATCCACAGCAGCAGAACTTAACATTCTTGACGGGGTAACTTCAACAGCAGCCGAGCTTAATTTAGTTGATGGTTTGGTCGGTATTGTTGCAAAGACAAGTGCTACAGGTTCAGCCCTGCTACCCACGGGCAATACAGCACAGCGAGATGGTTCACCAACCACAGGTGCGTTTAGGTTCAACTCTACCTTAACTGCATTTGAGGGTTACAATGGCAGTGCATGGGGTTCTGTAGGTGGTGGTGCTTCAGGTGGCGGCTCTAATGAGATGTTTTATGAAAACGATCAGGTGGCAAGCTCAAGCTATACGATTCCTGCTAATAGAAATGCACTAACCACAGGGCCGATAACTATTGCGGATGGGGTTACGATAACAGTCAGTGATGGATCAAGATTGGTGGTAATATAATATGACAATAACTTTACATGGTACAAACGGCGTAACAACAGCGGGTATAACTCTGGGGTCAACTGCCATTGCTTCAACAGGTGCTGAGATTAACATCCTAGACGGGGTTACAAGCACCGCCGCTGAACTTAATATTCTAGATGGGGTTACCAGTACAACAGCAGAACTAAACATCTTGGATGGAGTAACATCTACAACTGCTGAACTAAACATTTTAGATGGTGTTACAAGTACCGCTGCTGAGTTAAATATCCTAGATGGAGTTACAGCTACAGCAGCAGAAATTAACCTAATAGACGGTGGTACAGCCAGAGGTACTACAGCCCTAGCTGATGGCGATGGCATACTAATTAACGATGCTGGTACAATGCGAATGTCTACCGTTCAAACCGTTAAAACCTATATGACAGAGGGTGTTGGTGCTAGTACAACTTTCGGTGCTGTTGGGACTTATACCACTGCTATGAGAACTTTGCAGAGTACGAGTTATGCAGGCAATACTACTGTAGCCGCCTCATCCTTAGTAAAATGGGACGACAGTGGCTCTGGAAATGCCTCTTTTCCTTTAAAGTCTGACTCTACTAATGTTGGCGATTCCAGTGCATCAGGTCTATCTGGAACATGGAAGTTAATGTCCCCGTTGCAGAAAAGTAATGCTACAAACAGGCTAATTGGCGGCCTTTACTTGAGGATATCATAATGAGCATTACAATCACAGAAGTGCGTAACGCACAATCAATGAATGCTGCCAACACTAGCATTGACGTTGAGATTAATCACCCAGAATTTGGCTGGATACCCTACCTTCTGACTGACTATGACACTGACACAACCATCGACAACGATGCAGTCATGGCACTGATTGGTACAGACTTCGCAGCCTACGTTGCACCTACTGCTGAAGAACTAGCGACAGCAGCGGCGGCAGAGGTACGCAGTAAACGTAACCAACTGTTACGTGAAGTTGATGTCTTTGTAGGAAACCCTCTGCGCTGGGCTGCTCTATCATCTAATGAGCAAACCGCATGGGCAACCTATCGTACTGCCCTCCTAGATGTCCCCCAGCAATCTGGCTTCCCTAGCACAATTACATGGCCCACTGCGCCTTAAAAATAAGACTATAACACGGAGTATAAAACATGAGTAAGATAGCTCTTACACCAAACGCAAGCGGAGATGGTGTATTCACAATTACCGCCCCAAACTCTGGCACGAATAGGGCTATCGCTCTTCCTGATGCAGCAGGTACAATTCCTTTGTTGGCAGCGGCGAGTAACACAGCTATAACCTCTACGCCAGCCGAGTTGAATATCCTAGATGGGGTAACTTCTACAGCGGCAGAACTTAATATTTTAGACGGTGTAACATCTACAACTGCTGAACTTAATATCCTAGATGGTGTCACAAGCACCGCCGCTGAACTAAACATTTTAGATGGGGTAACCGCTACTACAGCCGAAATAAATCTTATAGATGGCGGAGCTACAATAGGCACTACTGCTTTAGCTGACGGTGACGGTATACTTATAAACGATGGTGGAACTATGAGAGTATCTACTGTCCAAACCGTTAAAACATATATGTCAGATGGTGTTGGCCCCCCAAGCATTACTGACAATGGCAATGCGACTGCTATGACGATTGATAGTAGCGAAAATATACTAATTGGTCAGACTGCTACAATAGGGCCGGGCCAAGGTAATAACAATGACGGTCACAGTTTTCAATCAAATGGCAAAGCGTATCATGCTGCTGGTAATAATGTTGCGCTGCATTTAACCAGAAGAAATAATGGCGATTTAGTTTCCTTCCGTACTACAAATAATGGTACGGAAGTAGGGACAATAGTTGTTACTAGTAATGCTACCCAGTTCAACACTTCTTCAGACTACCGCCTAAAGACTGACGCACAGCCAATGACAGGTGCATCTGCCCGTGTTCAAGCATTGAAACCTGTCAACTTTGAGTGGATTTCAGACGGTACTCGTACAGATGGTTTCATTGCGCATGAAGCACAGGCTGTTGTTCCAGAGGCTGTTGCAGGCACGAAGGACGCAGTAGATTCTGACGGAAATCCACACCATCAAGGTATTGACCAGAGCAAGATCGTACCATTGCTTACTGCTGCACTTCAAGAAGCACTAACAGAAATAGCTGGTCTAAAAGCTAGGGTCGCAGCATTGGAGGAATCATAATGTCTACACTACGAACAGATGCCATCGTGGATTTAGCGGGTAACGGTAAGCCTGACCTCAGCAACGGCGTTCAAATTGGTGGTGTTGCTGTTACAAGTACCGCTGCTGAGATTAATATTCTAGATGGGGTTACAAGCACCGCCGCTGAACTTAATGTACTAGATGGAATTACAGCAGTAGTAGGTGAGCTTAATGCACTAGATATTGGTAGCACAGCAGTAGGTACAGCAGTTGCTTCTAAGGCTGTAATACTAGACTCCAACAAAGACTATGCTGGGATGCGTAACGTCACTACAACAGGGCTATTTAAACCTGTCACATACCAAGAGACATACATAGCTAAATCTGCTGCATCTACAGTTACCTGTGACCTAGCCACAGGCACACATTTTTCTGTGACAATAGCGGCTAATACTACATTCGCATTTAGTAACCCACCCTCTAGTGGTACTGCTTACTCCTTCGTACTCATCATAACTCAGCATAGTACGGCTGTTACATTAACTTGGCCCAACACAGTAGATTGGGCTGGTGGGTCTGCCCCAGATGCAGCGGGTAACAATGAAGTGCAAGCGTATGCCTTTGTAACTCGTGACGGTGGTACTACTTATTATGGCTTCCTTGGAGGAACAGCTATTGCGTAACTCATTTACACCAATATTCATGGGCGCAGCTGGTGGTGGCTCTAGCCCGTCGTACCACTTCACCCTCACTGGTGATTCAGGGTACAATAGCGGTCATACGATAATTGAAGACTCCTCTGGTAATCTTTACCAACCAATATCCACTGATACGGCAAATCACATAGGCCCGGGCTTTAACAAGTACACCAACGCTGGCGTTCTTTTAGATACCGTTGCACTAAGTCCTACCGTACAAAACACATACGGCAGTTTTGTAGCTGTTGATGGCTCTGATAACGTCACATTCGGAGGGGGTTTTAGTGTTAATTCAAACCACCAGCAACCGTTGTTTACTCAGGTCAACTCATCAGGTGTCATTCAATGGCAGAAATACTATGGAACCAACTACACTGGTTTTAGGGGTGCGGTTGTCGACTCTTCAAATAACATCTACTTCGCAGGCTTCTCTAACTCAAATGGTGTACCTGCTGCGTATACGAGTTATGTGGTGAAGATAAACAACTCTGGGGTAATCCAGTGGCAGAAGTACTACGGGACAAGCTCTGACGATAGATCCGCTGGAATCGCAATTGATTCCTCTGACAACATCTATATCGCTGGGTATGACGATGGTGAGCGAGGTCACGTTGCAAAGATAAACTCTTCGGGATCACTCCTCTGGCAAAGAGAACTAGGGGCTGTTAGGCTTTTTGACGGAATAGGTGTTAGTCCTAGTGGTAATGTCTGTACGACGGGTAGAATAATAGATAGTAGTAACAATGCTACAGGGCTTGTCATAGTGTATAACACGAGCGGCTCCCTTCAGTGGGCAAGGAAAATCACTACAGGTTCAAATAATTTGACGATGCAGAGAGCAGCCTTTGATTCCGCAGGGAACGTATATGTTTCTGGTACTATTTATAGCAGCCCTTACGTTGGACTTTTTATTAAGTTTAACTCATCTGGTACTGTTCAATACCAAAGAACTTTTGCAAATTCTGGCGGGAACGCTTACACTCCATCTATCACAATAGACGGTAATGATGATATGTTAATGGGTGGTGGCACGGCCTTCGCTGGTGCTGGTAGTACCGATATCATTACTGCTAGATTTCCTAATGATGGAAGTGGTCTTGGGACTTACGGTGGACTTACCTACGCCAATGCGTCGTATACAGTAGCCTCTACCTCCACTGGTGATACCGCAGGGAACCAATCATTCGGGAACATTACTAAGTCAGCTACTAACCACACACTAGCTCTTTATACAGTCAATTACGGACAATCATCTGTATCAGTAGGATAACAACCATTTAAGCATAGGAGCATCCACAGATGGCATACATTAAAATTACAAACGGAACGCAGGAGGCTTACAACTTAGGCCAACTACGCCGTGATAATAAAGCAATCTCATTCCCAAAGGTAGTCGAGGCATCTACGCTTGCAAGCTATGGTGTTTACAGTGTCGCTTATGTTGAAGCACCTACTCACAATAGTGCAACAAAAATCGCCACGCAGAACACAACAGCTACAGAGGTTGACGGTCAGTGGAAATATGAGTGGACTGTTAGAGACAAAACATCTGATGAACTTGCAGCCGATGCAGCTAATGCAGAATCTCTGGTACGGGCTACTCGTAATGATTTGTTGTCTTCATCTGATTGGACACAAGTATCTGATGCCCCTGCTAATAAGTCTGCATGGGCAAGCTACAGAGTTTTGCTGCGTAATGTCCCAGCACAGTCTGGCTTCCCTGACACAATTACATGGCCTACCTCACCGTAAGAACAAGGAGAATAAGTAAGACATTAAATTAGGGTATCTTAATGAACATTAACTGGACAGTCGTAACAATAGCAGGTGCTTTACTAGTACAGGGGGCAGCTGTCGTATGGGCTGTATCAGCAATGGTGTTAGATATTAGATACAATCGTATGGACATATCAGAAATGCGTATGGATGCATCTAGGTTAGGTGATGAGATACATGAGAATGATATAATGATAGCACGTATTGATGCTAATGTTACTGCAATAAAAGAAGCATTAAACGTAGTAACATCTAATCACGCAAGGAAATAGCTAGATGATTGATCCTATCACTGCTGTTGGTCTTGCAACTTCTGCATTTAATATACTCAAGCAGGGTATAAGTGCAGGTAAAGACATACAAGAAATGAGTGGTACACTGTCTAAGTGGGGTTCTGCTTTTAGTGACTTTCAATACGCAGAAGATAAATCAAAGAACCCACCATTCTATAAGGCTCTATCTGACAACAGTGCTAACGCTATTGAAATCTTTGCACAGAAGAAGAAGATGGAACATATGCGTAAGGAAATTAAAGACCACATATCATGGACTTATGGCCCATCAGCATGGGAAGAAGTGTTACAGATTGAAGGTCAGATGCGTAAGATCAGACAAGACGAGATGTACAAGAAACAAGAACTGTTTGATAACATAGTAAGTAGTGTGTTGATTGGCCTATTAATAATATCTGGTGTAGGCGCTTTGATTTTAGTACTATCATTTATCAGTAGTAAACAAGGTAAGTGGTAACTATTGTAACAATAAGTTACTTGACAATAAAAACGTATGCAGTATACTTTGTCGTATGACAATAAAAGGAATAAAGAATGTCTATGCAGTTTCAAGGATTTAAACCACAAGCATTAGAGCGTATAGCAGGTACTATGGGCTTTAGTGGTGATATGGAAAACTTTGCTGGTTACTTAGAAGAAACTCCTGAAGCTAAACAACGCATGGATATGTACAATAAGAAAGCTATTCAAATGATGAATGGTGGTATGGTACGTAATAACTATGCGGAAGGTGGTACAGTTAATACATTGCCACAGATTAAAAAAGATACCATTGATCGTATGAGAACTCCTACAGTACCTACGGGTGGTGTAGTTACTGCTGTAGGTACTGACCCTTCTGTAGAACAAGACATTGCCGCTACTGCTGGACAGGTAAATACTGTCGCTCCTGTAATTACGCCTGCAACTTCTACTGCCACAACTGCAGTTGTACCTGAAATTACTACAGCAAATACAATTACCGCAACACAAAATGATCCACGAATAGATGCTACGTTAGCAAAGACTGCAGCTGTACAGGGTACAGTAAGTGACAGTTCAAAGGTAGCAGCAGAACAACAAACAGAAAGCTCTGTATCTGACCTTGCGACAACAGAAGGTACATCCGTAAATGTAGCTGACACTGCAAGTCGTGTCATGGAAATTGGTGAGCGTATTGATCCTGTAGCAAATGCAGATACTGCAGCTAAGTTTACGGAAGAAGTACAAGCAGCGACTGCCACACCTACAGCTAAAGCTACTGTAAAGGGACAGCTTGATACCTTGATGATGGACTTTGAGGGTGGTAGTACACCAGCATGGGCCGCAGGGGGCATGAGAGCAGCCACAGCAGCTATGGCAGCACGTGGCCTAGGTGCTAGTAGCATGGCTGGACAGGCTATTGTACAGGCCGCTATGGAGTCCTCACTGCCTATTGCTATGGCTGACGCACAGACACAGGCTTCCTTTGAAACACAGAACTTGTCAAACCGTCAGCAACGTGCTATGCTTGCAGCACAACAACGTGCTACGTTTATGGGTCAAGAGTTTGATCAAGGATTTCAGTCACGAGTAGCTAATGCAGCTAAGGTTAGTGATATAGCCAACCTGAACTTTAATGCTTCCCAACAAGTTGCTCTTGAAAATAGTCGTGCTGCTAACACGATGTCACTATCTAACATGAGCAACAAACAAGCCCTTCTTATGGGTGAGGTAGCGGCACTGTCTAACTTAGATATGGCTAACTTGAGTAATCGTCAGGCAGCTGCAGTAAAGAACGCACAAACATTTCTAGATACTGACATGGCTAACCTCAATGCTAAACAACAAACAGAGATGTTTAAGGCACAGCAACGTGTACAGTCTTTGTTTAGCGACACAGCGGCAGACAATGCAGCTAAACAGTTTAATGCGTCAAGTCAAAATCAAACAGATCAATTCTTTGCCAACCTTGAAACTCAGACTAGTCAATTTAATTCTACACAAACTAACGCAATGGCTCAGTTTAATGATGGACAAACTAATACAGTACAAAAATTTAACTCTGAGCTTAGTAATCAGCGTGACCAGTTTAACGCAAGCAACAGTTTAGTTATTGCTCAGTCTAATGCCAACTGGCGTAGGGAAATTGCAACTGCCTCAACTGCAGCAATCAATAGAACTAATGAAGTTAATGCCACTAACATACTTGGTATATCTAATCAAGCGTACTCTAATCTGTGGCAAGAGCATGGTGATCTTATGGAGTGGGCGTGGTCTTCCTCTGAAGGTGAG